TCAGTAGCTGGAACTATGCTAACTACAGAATGTATAATCACTATAAATAAAGACGATAAAAAGCAGATGCCTCAGATTCCAGGCATGATGCAAGGATAATATCATGGGAAAACAAATCAACATGGGCCAGCAACAACAACAACAGCAAATGGCAATAAAACCAGAAGACCTAACAGACGTAGTGTGTACAGAATGCGGTCATCAAGTCTTCACTCCGGTATTTTTATTTAAAAAGATATCAGCTATACTGTCACCAAATGGCCAGGAGTCTATGGTTCCCCTGCCAACATATAAATGCGACAGCTGTGGGCACATTAATAAAGTGTTCCTCCCAAACGATCCTAGCGATGGATAAGGATAGGATAAAACATCCAAGCCATTATACTGATGGCATTGAAATGTGGGACTATGCGTATTCTCACAGTATGGATTTCTTCGAGGGTAACATTCTTAAGTACGTCACTAGATGGCGGCATAAGAATGGCCTCGAGGATCTATACAAAGCCAAACAGTATCTGGATAGGCTAATAGAACACACAGAGAATAAGATCTCGAAATAACGTTTTTTAACGGTTAACATCGTAGTATTTACTAAACAAGTCGTATATTAATAGTATACAAAATAGGTCAAATGGAAAAACATACTGAATATTATCTTAAGGCTAAAAAGATGGGTAAGAAAACCATCTCATATAGTCAATTCAATATGTATTCGCAGTGCCCAAAACATTGGGAGCTACAGTACATAAAGAAGCTTGGCAAGTGGGACCCTACCATTTTCAATGTTTTCGGAACTGCTATACATGAAGTCATTCAGGAATTCCTAGAAGTTATGTATGGCGAAACTGCTAAAAAAGCAGAAGCTTTGCCTCTGGCTCAAATGCTAAAGCAAACAATGTTCGACCTCTATAAAAAAGCAGTAGAAAAGGAAAAGGGCAAACACTTTAGCACAGCGGATGACCTTCAAGATATTTACTATCAAGGCGTAGACATTTTAGACTATCTGGTTAAGAATAGGGGCAAGTACTTCTCTAAGAAAAACACAGAACTTCTCGGAATAGAAATGCCTATTTTTATGGAAACCGAAACAAATCCTAATATAATTGTATTTGGGTTTATGGACGTGGTTCTTAAAGAAGGCGATAAGATCAGAATCCTAGATTTAAAAACATCTACTTGGGGTTGGTCTAAAGCTGAGAAAAAGAAAAATGGCGATCAGCTCCGGCTTTACAAAAGATTTTTTTCTAAGCAGTATGATGTGCCTGAGTCAGATATAACCGTAGAATACCTAATCGTAAAAAGAAAGCTATATGAAAATATGGACTTTCCTATGAAACGTTTTCAGGTCTACGAACCATCAAATGGAAAACCATCACTTAATAAGATGTCTAAAAAACTAGATACCTTTGTAGATAATGTGTTTAACATGGATGGTACATATAAGACTGAGGCAGAATTTCCTGCTATCTCTGGAGAAAAAAACTGTAATTGTCGTTGGTGTCCATTCGCAAAAGATTATAATGTATGTCCGAAAGAAGCTCGTCAAGTCCAGTAAAGGTAGGCATAGTTGGAAGCCGAACATGGCAGAACAAAAAGAAGGTGAAGGAGATGATCTATTCGCTAAAGCAAAAGTTCGGTGACCAACTAATAATACTTTCAGGAGGATGTCCTCATGGGGCAGATGCTTTGGCCAAAAAATATGCTTTGGAGTTCGAATGTTATTATCGGGAGTTTAACCCCTCCCATACGAATAAGAATCTATATTCAGCAATGAATGAGGCATTCTATGGTAAGACTTACAGTCCAAAAAATTTCTTTCATAGGAATAAGTTGTTAGCAAAGTCTTCGGACTACATCATTGCCTTTATAACAGAAGGCGAAAAATCATCAGGGAGTCTACATACCATTAGAGAAGCCCATAAATTAAATAAAAAAATAGTTATTGTATCATAGATAATCTCTTCTAATATATACTTATATATGAGTTTAGGAGAATAAGTTATGAAGAATGCAAAACTGACCTCGGTCAATGTTAACAAGAATAATCATAAAAAGTTTAAGATGATGTCTATAGAAGACGATATGACTTTCCAAAGTTTGGTAAATATTGTTTTGGAAAAATATGTCCAAGATATCAAATTTCGCAAAATGATTAATGAAAATAAATAGGTTTTAATGAAAAAGAAAATATTACTATTGTCAGATGATCTAAGGATCCCGTCTGGTATCGGCACGATGTCAAAATCGTTTGTCATGAATAGCTTAAAGGACTTCGACTGGGTCCAAATGGCTGGAGCAGTTCAACATCCTGAAAAAGGAAAATTTTTAGATCTAAGTGAGCATGCAGCTAAAGAAGCTGGAGTTAAAGATGCATCTCTTGTACTATATCCTGTTAACGGTTATGGAGATCCTAATATTCTAAGAGCTGTAATTGCTAAGGAAAAACCTGATGCAATATTACACTTCACAGACCCAAGATTTTGGGGTTGGCTGTATGATATGGAGCACGAGCTACGCCAGAACATTCCTATTATGTATTATAATATATGGGATGATCTTCCATATCCGCATTGGAATGAAAATGCTTATGAATCGTGCGACATGTTAATGGCAATATCCCAGCAAACATATAATATAAATAAGCATGTTTGCGCCAGAAAACCTAGAATTGAAGGTAAAGACCTAACATATGTCCAACATGGTATTGACGAAACCATATTTAAGCCTCTACCTCAGGACGATCCAGAACTATTAGAATTTAAGAAAAAACTATTTGGAAATAAAGAATATAATTATATTGCTCTTTTCAACTCTAGAAATATTTTAAGAAAACATCCTGCTGATCTTATTTCAGCATTTAATTCGTTTGTATTGTCAATTCCAAAAGAAGCTAGATCCGAAACAGCCCTAATACTTCATACGGATATAGTAGACCAAGCAGGAACAGATTTAAAGGTTGTGGCCCAAAAGCTAGCTAAGGATTCCGACATTATATTTAGTAATGGCAAGTTAGAGCAACAACAATTAAATTATCTATATAATATAGTAGACGTTATGTGCAACCCATCATCAGCAGAAGGGTTTGGATTAACTCATATGGAAGCTATAATGGCTGGTACCCCAACAATAGCATCAGTCATAGGAGGATTACAAGATCAAATGGGGTTCACTATTAATGATCGCCCAATGGGTCTCGAAGATTTTACTGCTGAAATACCTAGTAATAGCACAGGTAAAATTGCCCAGGAACATGGAGAATGGGTATATCCTTTATGGCCACAAGTAGCCCTTCAGGGATCACCAGCAACCCCATATATTTACGATTCAAGGGTTTCCCTAGATCAAATAACAAAAGGACTAAAATATTGGTATGAAATGGGAAAAGAAATTAGAGCCGAAAAAGGCCTATCAGGAAGAACCTGGGCAATTAAAAATAAATTTACAGCTAAAGGAATGGCAGAAGCTATGACAAATTCAATTAATACGTGTTTAGAAACATGGGAGCCACGGAAAAACTTTACTCTCATAAATGCAGCAATACATGCTCCAGTAGCACCTTCAGGAGTCTTAGTATGATTAAGCCTAATTTAGTAATAAGTGCCCCAGCTTCTAGTAGATCTGGGTATGGTGACCATGCTAGAGATCTAATACGTAGCTTAATAGCTATGGATAAGTTTTCTATAGGGATCCTAGATCAGCCCTGGGGATCGTGTCCTAGAAATGCTATGCCTCAAGAATTTTCTAAAATGGTAATTCCGCAATTAACGGCTAAGCCAGATGTATGGATCCAAGTAACAGTGCCTTCGGAATTCCAACAAGTAGGCAAATATAATATAGGCATAACTGCCGGAATGGAAACAACTATGGTTTCCCCAGAATGGTTACAGGGAGTTAATAGGATGGATCTGGTTATTGTGCCATCTGAACATGCTAAAAAGGTATTTGAAAGTACTAAGTATCAAGGAAAGGACCCGAACACCCAACAAGTAACATCTGAGCTTGTTTTAACTACAAAAATAGAAGTCTTATTTGAAGGCCTAGACTTGTCAGTATTTAATAAGTTTCAAAAATATCCAGAAAGTATTAATTCCTCTTTAGACACTATCCCTGAAAAGAATTGCTATTTAATGGTTGGCCATTGGCTTAATGGGGAGTTCGGCCACGATCGAAAAGACACCGGAGGAACCATTAGGACTTTTTTA